GCTAAAAGCCCAGGAGAGACATGGCTGATATCACAGAAATCTTTGGTGGTCCTTATGTGGCCCCAAAATCAACAACATCAACAACGATCACAGCACCGCCAGAGGATCAACTCAGAGAGGAGATCGCAAAAGCAGGACTCAATGCGCCAGGTCAGATTGTCCTTGATGGCAACATTCACCGGTTCAATTCAGAGGAAAAAGGCCAGTCTAAAAACGGCTGGTATATCGGTTATCGTGACGGGATCCCTGCCGCCACCTTCGGATGCTGGAAACAGGGCATCGAGCAAACATGGAAGGCCGATATAGGTCGTCAGTTGACGCCAGAAGAAACGTATCTCTACGCACAGCGTCTCACAGAATTAAAGAAGCGCAGGGAAGAAGATCAAAAGCGCCAGTACGATTTAGCCGCAGATTGCGCCACCCAGATATGGGCAGAATCTGCGATGGCAAGTCATGACCATCCTTATTTGGTCAGAAAGGGAATTCATCCGAACGGCATCAGAATGACGGGAGATGGACGACTCATTATTCCGGTTACAAACCAAGACACCACGATTTCGTCCCTGCAATACATCAAGGACGATGGCTCAAAGCAATTTCATCCTGGTGGAGCCACTAGCGGTAAATTCTGGGTCATGGGGTCCGTTGAAGACAATGGACCAACTTATATAGCAGAAGGCTTTGCCACTGCCGCAACGATCCGTGAGGAGGTCGACAGGCCTGTCATTGTTGCATTCTCGGCGCATAACATCCCCAAGGTGGCGCAGATCATGCGAAAGGCTCTAGGCCCAACGCACACCATCATCATTTGCGCCGACAACGACGAAAGCGGAACCGGGCTGAAATTTGCCAATGAAGCGGCGTCATCCATAGGCGCGACGGTCATCATGCCGCCAGAGCTAGGCGATATGAACGACTACAAGCAATCCGGTTATGACCTGATGGAATTGCTTCGTCAACGATCTGACGCTGAATTAAGGGATGCGCTTAAAGCCGTCTACATCAGCGAGATCCCTAATCAGTTCATTCCATCTGACGACCTAGTGCAGAACGTCATGGCTCGTCAGACCTTCGCCATGCTCTACGGTGATTCCAACTCAGGAAAGACATTCCTTGCCATCGACATGGCCTGTCACATCGCTTTGGGGCGCGATTGGATGGGGTCAAAGGTTGAGCAAGGGATGGTTGTCTATCTAGCCTCAGAATCGCCACAGTCGGTCATCAATCGAATCATTGCGTTTCAGAGCCACCATAAGGTCGAGATCCCTAATTTTCTGGTGGTACAGGTTCCGATCAACTTTCACGCCAATGACAATGATGCGATCAGAATCATTGAAATGATTCGCCATGAAGAAGCAAGCAGGGGCATCAAGTGCGAACTTATCATTGGTGACACGCTGGCAAGGATGGCATCAGGAGCCAACGAAAACAGCGGCGAGGATATGGGGCCAGTCATGGATCGGTTTGATCTTTTGATGAACAGCATCAACTCGACAATTCTACTGATCCACCATAGCGGCAAGGATTCTTCGAGAGGATCAAGAGGCTGGTCAGGACTCAGGGCGCACATTGACACCGAGATTGAAGTCTCTGAAAAGGACGACACCAAGAAAGCATCAATCACCAAACAGAGGGCATTGCCATCTAAGGGAATGGATATTTACTTTAAGCTGGACGTGATTGAACTTGGGACAGGAAAGTGGGGAACGCCAGCCACGACTTGTATTGTATTAAAGGACGATCCACCAATATCTGAGTGTAAAGACAAAAACAATGATCCGCACAGAATCTTCACGGATGCTTGGTATTGCTCAGGAAAAGAAATGAAAAACAATATGCCTTATATAACCCGGTCAGCATTATATGCTTACCTCAACGAACATTATAATCTGGCCGATTCCACCATAGCGAAAAAACTCAAACCGAGCGGCGATTTGATGAAGGAAGTCAAGGAAAAATTGACGCAATTTGAGCATGGATGGGTCATTTCTGACCCCGGTTGGGCCACACAGTGCGTTTTGAGCTAACGTACTCACCGTACTCTACCGTACTCTTGAAAATAGTACGGTCGGACTTCAATAAAATCAATGACTTACAGATGAGCGTACTTTTTAGCGTACTCAAAACGGATGGTTGTACCCGTACCGTACGTACCGTACTCCACCCTATAGGGGGAGTACGGAGTACGGTCCGTACATCGGGCGGTGCGTTCGGAAAATTTATTGGTGTTAAGATCAGCGCCACAGAGACACCTGACATGGAGAAATTTATAAATGCTGCATCGTGAGCAGGATATTATTCAATGGGCAAAAGACAGAGGTATATTTGACCCCGAGCATGGATCTTCAAAAAACCGTCAGGCTGATAAGACCATGGAGGAAATAGGCGAGTTATTTGAAGCGATTGATGAGAACAATACTGCACTGGCGATGGATGCCATCGGGGATATTATTGTGACGCTGGTTATTCAAGCGCATATGTGGAACCTGAATATCACTGAATGCGTCGAAGCGGCATGGCAGGAAATTAAGGACCGCAAAGGACGGATGATTAATGGTCAGTTTGTTAAGAGGGTAAGCATTGACGATGCAACGCCGGAAGAGTGGGATGAGGCTGCAAGGAGTAATTTGAATGAAAGAAGACAGCAAAATACAGAAGCCTAGTGCAAAAAAGTTGCCACCGAATGCCGGAAAGGGTCGAAAGGCTGGTGTTCCAAATAAGGCAACCAAGTCTTTTAGGGAAACGGTGACTAAGGTGCTAGAGGAAAACTCTGCTAACGTCTCTGTTTGGTTGCAACAGGTGGCGCAACAGGATCCGGCCAAGGCATTAGACCTTTTGGCAAAGTTGGCCGAATATGCCGCACCAAAGCTGTCTCGTGTTGAGCAATCTGGTGAGGTTGCAATAACGAACGGCTATCACTTTGCCATCGAAAGAGCGCACATTGCAGAAGATCAACAGGATCAGGCTCGTCCTCACTGAGCCTCAGGAGCGTTTTGTATTCTCAGAAGCGCCGCACCCTGGCATGGTGGCTGGGTACGGATCAGGCAAATCTCAAGCTGCGGTCGCAAGAATCGCGATCAAGGCTTTGCAATATCGGAAGATGGATTTTGGATTTGTTGAACCGACTTTCGATCTGGTGAGGTTGATTGCTTGGCCTCGATTTGAAGAAATGCTGACAGAGTGGGGCGTTAATTATCGGCTAAACAAGGCTGATTCGATCATGACGCTGGAGAATGAAAGTCAAATCATCTTCAGGTCAGCAGACAATCCAGCAAGGCTTGTTGGTTTTGAAATTGCTGACGGGATCATTGACGAAGCAGACACCTTGCGTCCAGATCAGGCCAATGATGTATGGATCAAGATGCTTGGCAGATGCCGACAGAAGAAGCCAGATGGCGCACTAAACACACTGGCGGCAGTGTCTACGCCTGAAGGGTTCGGATTCATGTACGAGAGATGGGGAAAAAATCCAAAGGAAGGATATGAGCTAATCAAAGCATCTACATGGTCCAATCCTTATTTGCCTGATGGATACGTCGACCAGCTAAAGTCGACTTATAGTTCATCACAGCTCGCCGCCTACCTTGACGGAGAGTTCGTCAACCTGACTTCAGGATCCGTATATCCTGAGTTCAATAGGACGCTAAACGCCTCACGCGAAACTATCAAGAAAGACGATGTGCTACACGTTGGCATGGACTTTAACGTCACCAACATGAGCGCGGTCATTCATGTTCTACGAAGTGACGAGCCTCATGCGGTCATGGAGTTGACTGGCATCTACGACACGCCAACGATGACGCAAGTGTTGAAGGACAGGTACAGGGGACACCGAATCATGGTGTATCCTGATGCAAGCGGTAACGCAAGAAAAACCGTCAATGCTTCCGAATCTGACCATGCCATACTCAGGGCGGCAGGGTTTCAGGTCATGACAAACACGCGAAACCCAAGAGTTAAAGACAGGATTCTTTCAGTCAATCACTTGATCCACAGTCAAGGTGAGCGCCGTTACAGGGTCAACCCTGAGACCTGTCCGTCACTCGTTGAAGCACTTGAAAAACAAGCCTATGACAACAATGGCGAACCGGACAAGAAATCAGGGTTCGATCATGTCGTTGATGCCATAGGTTATTTCGTGGTATACCGCTACCCTATTCAGTCGAACCGTCCGCAACTTGCTCAAATCGTGGGGATATAGCATGGCCGTTGATACACAGCACAAAGAATACTCCGAGCATTACGAGCAGTGGGAACGGTGCGAACACGCCGCAGAGGGTCAGGACGAGGTTCACGAGTACGGTGAGAAGTTTCTGCCAAGGCTGTCAGGTCAGACGGATCAGGAATACAAGGCTTATAGAAATCGGGCGCTGTTTTACAACGCAACTCATAGAACCATTGATGGCCTGACCGGAATGCTGTTCATGCGGTCTCCGATCACTGAATACCCGGATGCAATGGATGCGCTTGTAGCTGATGTGTCTATGTCTGGGCTTTCATTGCACCAGTTTGCCGAGATGGTGGCCGAGGAGGTCATCAAGATTGGTCGATGCGGTGTCCTGGTGGATCATCCTCCAATGACTGAAGCCATGACGCTTGCACAGGCGCAGTCTTTAGGGATGCGGCCATACATGAGAATGTATGATGCCGAAAGCATCATCAACTGGCGCACAGAGCGAATCGCTGGCGCAGAGACTTTGACGCTGGTGGTGCTGGAAGAAGAACGCGAAGTTCAAAAGGATGAGTTCGAGGTTAAGTGCGAGAAAATCTGGCGAGTGCTTGACTTGCCGAATGGAATCTATCGCCAGCGTTTGTTTGAGAAAAATGATCGAGGTGAGTTTGTTGCATACGCAGAAGTGTTCCCACAGTCGCAGGGCAAGCCCATTGCGCGGATTCCGTTTGAGTTCTTTGGTGTTCGCGACAAT